AGAGCTATATGCCATTTATTCACCTCTTCCTTAAAATAGATATTAAGTTGTTTTGGCGTTATTTGTTTCCTCAGCCATAATTATAACATTGTTTTATATGATTATTTTATTTGCATTTGAAAGTCTTGCTTCAGGTGCCCAGTCATGGTTTGTCAGATCTTGGTCTTGATGATACTCAAAGTCAATAATAATCTTATTACCGCCATAGGTACGGGCTGTTCCAAAGTCAATAATGTCTCTGGTTTCTTCTAGTTGGTATACCTTAAAACTATGAAATAGGAACATGTTGTCTACGGTGGTTCCATCGTCTAACTGCACCTTTCGGTTGGCACACCAGGCATTTAACTCTTCTGCAGACTCGTCTCCACGGTCAAGAAGCCTTAAGACAGCCTCCTGTGTTTGGATCATGGTTGGGATTGAGTCTTCTCCAAGACCATAAAAATAATACAATATTTGTTCAGACTTAATGTGTGGGAACTTTCCCTTGTTCATTTTAACAAGTCTATCCCAGGTACAGGCAACTCCATTGCTAACTGGAGTATTTACATCATTTAGAACCATCCATTTTTCTGTAAGGTCGTCAAGATTAAAAGGTGATGGTGGGAAAAACGGGGTTACATATCCTAGGCTCTCACTTAGTTTTGATTGTAAGTACTTATTGATCCATAATAATGGAGTATTTAATAAATCTGTATTAGCCATTTAGTAACCCCGCATTTACTATCCATCTATATCCTACATCTCTTCCTTTTGATCTTCCAGATTTCTTTCCTGATGTAAGGTTCTTTTTATATAATATAGGGTTTTCTAAGTATTGTGATATACCGCTTGATCTTAAAAATGCTTGTGTAAAGTACTTTGTAAAGAAGGAATCAATTACTTTTTCAAATGCTCCTGTTGTTGCGTCTCCGCCAGGATTATCTACATTAACACTATTTCTAGTAAATACTGTTTCTCCGCCTTCTTCAAATACAAGCACATCAGAATTTCTTGGTGTAATCGTTACTGGTATTCCCTCTTCCATTATTCTTGCCTTGTCATAAAAAGGAACATTTGATCCATCTTTGATTGATGATGATTGTTTAAAGTTTGTTATAAATGTTAGTCCATTATTGCTTACTGTGTGTTTTATGTCGTATAGTCTTGCGTTTGGACTTCCCACTTGATACCATTCATATATATGGTTTAGTGCTTGTGGATTTACCCTTGCATTTGAGTCAATATACTTTTGTAGCATCTCTGAAATATTTAAACCAAGATTGTGAAAGAACTGAACTTTTCCAATTTGAACTCCATCTAAGTAGCCAAAAGAGTATTCAACTATGTTGTCCATATCTTTTCTAAACTGTTTGCTATTGATTGCTAGTCTCATTAGATATCCGATGCTTGATTCTCTGAACGGCGTACGACTAATGCAAAATATTCTGGATCTCCAAATGGGCCTATGATTGGTGACTGAGATTCAATCTCATATATAGTTGATTTTCCAGCCCTTGTTCCAGATGTCTCCACGTATAGTGGGATGTCATTTCTATTTCTAATGTTTGTAATAATAACGTTTGTTATTGAGTCTGAATTCTCTTCTTCTGAAAAACGAATATCTCTCTTTGTTCTTCCTACTAAGACTTTCTTTAATGTTATGTTTACGTTTGGTTTTACTTCTTCATCTACCGTGCCATCTTTTGAAAAATTACAAACCACTGTTTTATTAAAGATCCAAGTCTTTTTAACATTTCCATAGGCACCCTGTTCAACTATAGGATAGTAAACATCTGCCTTCATTGGATACATGAAGTCTGTCTCTTCACATAGATCCATTACAACACCCAGGGCTTGGAAATATTATTAACGTATTTATCTAAAATTTTATCTACTAGGATATTGCCAGTTCCGTCAAGGAGTCTTTTGTCATACTCAATCTTAAATTGCTCAGTGCTATATGACTTTACATATCTCTTGTAATAATCTAGTTTTCCACATTTAATATCATTAATAAGCATTTTTGCTGCATCTTGAATATCATATGGAACAACCTTGTGTCCAACCTCTAACAAGAAAATATAATCAGTTCCTTCTGCAAATCCAACGCCAGCACTTACTGTTTGGACATTTCCACTGTCTTCTGTATCAAACATAGATATTGAGTCAGAATATGCCAAAGGAATTCTTGCTGGCTTTCTTTCTGCACGATTTAACCCATCTGTTAATTCAATAGGATCTTTTGTTATAGCACTCTTATCTTTGGTTATTAGATAGTTATATACTCCAATTGCTTTTGGATCTTCAGATGAGTCGTATACCAACTCTGCATTTTCGTGTACCGTTAAAATTTTATGTGTCTTGTCCCAAAGCGGTACATAGTCAGTTCCCTGTCCAACAACTTCTAGATAAGACCTCTTATAATAAAATCCACCAGTAACTGAGTCAATTATTGCTCTTGCAAGTTTTTCATGTTCTGTATATTCTGTTATTTCTGTAGGAGTTGTTCCTAGAGTTGCTGGATCCACATAGGGTCTTGTTATATCTAGATTATCCTCTACCACAATATCTCCACGGACATCTTGAACTCCAGAAACTGTAATGCTTTCATAAACTGTGACTGGGTATGACTTATCGTACTGGGTATATTCTCCAGTTAGTTCATATGTTATTATAGAGTTTTGATTTGACTGAAGTATGATCTCTGACTCTACTTGTTCTAGTAAGTCCTCAATTACAAGAATGTACTCTGTAGATGGTTCTGGTACCGTATAAGATACAGACAATGGGTATGGTGGCTTGCGTAGTATTTCCATTATTTACCGTAATAACTCGCTAATTCTTCAGGTGTCGCAATGCGGACCTGCTTACGTGTTAGCCATTTTTCTGATGCTTCTTTGGTTACAATATTATAACCTGGGGTTAGTTGGCCAACCTTTACCCAATGTAAACTTTTAGTTGAATGTATTGCAATCTTTTCATTTGTTTTGCTTGGTTCAACAACTTCTTTTTTAGGGTCTGGAATAAAACTGCCTATTGTTTCCAATATCTGCATTTTTGTTGTTGCCCCATCTAGATTGATATTATTCTTTTTGGCATAGGACTTTAACTCAAAAACTGTTTTTGTAACTAATTCTTCAATTGTCATAATTATATCCTCCTATGTTATTATACCAGAATGTGAAGAAGGAGGGCAGTTGTTACACCGCCCTCCTCATTCAATTATTTATGAGTATTACTCAGAAGCAGAGTTTGCATCTGCATAAGCAACTGCATCTAGTTCTTCCCATTGAATACCAAAGCGGACGAATACTGTGTATTCAATTGTATCCTTCTTTGGCTTGTATTCACGGTTTACAGTAATATCACGCTGGAATCCCCATACACGGTTTGATGGGAATGTCAAGTCGACGAAACCATCTGGGTAGTAAGGAACTTCCATTACATCAATTCCTAATACACGAGTTGTACGTGCATTACCAATTGTCTGTGCGTTTCCATCAAGGTAATCTTGACGGTTTGCAGGTGTACCTGCTGGGCGACCAGCAAATGCTTCTGCGATTGCATCGCCTAGTGTACCGTTATTTGAAACGATACCCTGGAAAGCATCTGTACCAGCGTAGAACTTTAGGTTCGACTTAACTGCACGATACTTACGTGGCATTGCTAGAATGATGTTCTGCATTACTGTTGGTGTCCAAGCATCATTAGCGACAGTAACGACTGACTCATGAGCGTCGTTTACATATGCTCCTCCTGAATATACAGAATTTGTAGTCTGCGCTACGAAACCTTGCATAATTGACAAGAAGTCACCTGTAGCACCGTCACCATTAATGGCAAGGTCCTCAATATCGTTTGCGAATGCATTTGTCATCAAGCGAACTAGATGATCTTCAAGTGCTCCACCTTCAATATTGTCTTCTAATGATTCTGTAGAAACTTCCCAATCAAGACGAATCTTCTTTGTAGTAAGTTCTACCTTTGTAAATGTTGCACCAGCGTTTGTGTAGTTTGGACTACCCTGCGCTGCTGCACGAATAACACGCTCTCCAACGTTAACCTTTTCGATTTCCATTGTATTAGCACGCATTGTAACTCTACGACCATCCTTGGCGAGTACTGTTGCATCCCACACGTAGTCGATGAAGCGACGAGCCTGTTCTGGTGCAAGAATACCACCTGCAACTCCAGTTGGGTTTACAGCGTTGGCTCCAGATGTTACACCAAAGTTTGCTGTTGCTGTGTTACCTAGTTGTGATCCAACAGACGCTGCTGCTGAATCTAGACCTGTAGCACCACCAACACCACCTGATACGAGTGATCCCTGGGAGTTAAGTTCTGCTCCTGAGCCACCTGAACCTGGATAGTTCTTGGCTATATCTTTATCTTGTTCTGACATTATTTCACCTCCTAGTGAATATATTGTTAATTAAATAGGTCGGAATTTTTGAGGAAACGTCCGCCCCATAGGGATTTCTGAACCTTTACAGGCTCAAACTGCACGATCTCGCCTAGATCGCCAGACTTGCGGAAAGCGGTATCTTGCTCAACGGCATCTACTCTCTTTCCAAACTCATTGAACTGACCCTTGACCTGTGTTACTTCTGTAGACACATCATCAATGGACTTGTTAAGTGCTGCAACCTGCTCATTAAGAGACTTAATGGTTGTAGCGAGATCGCCAAAGGCATTAGTAAGAGAGTTCTTGATTTCAGCAATTGCATCTGCAACTGACTCATCTGATTTTGCTACAGCAAGTTCGGCTTCAACTGCTGGAACAACGCTCTCTTCTTCTACTACTGGAGCAGAAGGAACTGCACCACCATCGTCTGACTTTTCAACAACAGTATCTGTTGCTGCTGCTTCAACGACTGCAGGAGTTTCTACTTCTGCTGGCTGTGCCTCTGGAGTAATTTCAACATTTTCAACTACAGCATCTAATACTGCTTCTGTTGCTTCTGTCATTTTATTTACCTCCTTGGTAATCTTAATTGTACTAATGCCTTTAGCACTATCAACTAAGAACTTTATCATGTTTGCTTTTTCGCTATCGCTTTTTTCTACGAAACCAATATTTTCCATGCTCTTACCACTGACTGGACTTTCTGCTGTTTCTGAGTCAGATACTAATACGATACCGTTTTCAGAATCGTAAAAAACATTTTCAATTACTGCATCTACTGATGCTCCAGAAATAACATTCTGTCCATTAACCTTTTCAACAGAGATAATGCTTGCAAATTGGTTTGCTGGGCTATCTACAAGAGATAGTTCATAAAGATCATAATCCTTGATAATACGAATTGCCTTGTCCATGTCTGCATTATATGCATCATCCCAAGACTTAATGTTGCCACCAATAGAAAAACCACTATATGTGCCATCTAGGACTTTCTCCCAGGCATCTTGTGCACCCTTTGAAACGTATGCAGATACATAAACTCCGCTATAGAACTTTTTTGAATTAGGGTCAAAATATTTATCTTCTTTAAATGAGACTATCTTTCCTACCGCTGATGGTTGGTGCATTTCTCTTAAATTGCCACGGAAATTTTTAAATGCCTGAAGACTTGCCTCAGTTGTAACAATATCATCTTGCTTGTCAATATTGTCAAGAGTTGCAAAGCCAGAGACCATTCGGCGCTCTACGTCTACTTTGCCAATAGGCATTGACAGACGGACGCTATTCTTGTCTGTTGTCCAGTGTGCTTTATTGATTAACATATCGTTATCCATTATACCAAATGTTTTAAGAGATTTCTCAATTATTGAGACGCTCTTCCCTCTCCTTGTGGATTGCGTCCATCAAGAGTTGCTTCGCCATCTGATTGACTGTTTGTTCTTTCTGCATCTCTTTGACGGTTGCCAGCAAGGTTTGCTCTAGCATCTGTTGCTTGTCTTGGAGTCATTACAAAGGGAACATCTCCATCTTTTCTTTGTGGCAAATCAAGTGCGGTGCGAGCCTCATTTGGAGTCATGACCTGAGTCTTAACGTATCTTTCAAGAATTTGAGACTGAGCAATTTCATCAGTAAGTGTTAGTTCGTTAAACTTAAGTTCAAGAACATCTGTCTTTTCCTTAATAATCTTATTGACAACCTTCTCAAGATGATGTTGTGCGGGACGAGCAACTTGCTCCTTGAATGTTCTATCCTGAGATAGCGCTGCTGCAAGTCCAGACTCTGATCCACCTAGTTTTGAAATAGGTACTTGGTGAGCAATTAAGATATCATCACGATTTTGCTTACGATACTCCTTGAATGATCCATCTTGGATACCGTTTTCAATTGGCTCCATCTTAAACTCAACCTTGTTTTGATCTGTGTCTCCAGGAAGTGGAATGTATAGAGTTCTGTGAGACTGAGACTTTAATCCAGTCTGAAGGAATCTAAACATCTTATCTTCTGCGTCTCCAGATAACTTTGCACCCTTTAGAGTAATAATGTATCGTGGTACCGCTTTGTTTTCAAAGTAGTCAATGTTATATCTTGAAGCAAGTTGGTCTCCAATTAGAGATGGCATTGCAGAAACAATGTCTGGAATACCATAGTATGTATTTAGTGGAGAATAAGACTTGATATGAATAATCTCATTTGCACGAGTATCTGCTGTTACTGGGTTTGGATTTGTTGCACCAAAATTTCTAAAGTAAACAACTGCTTGTCCAATAATCTGAAGGAATCCATCATTTATTC